TGCGATGCCGCCGAGACCTGACGTTGCCGACTGGCCCAGGATCGCGTTGACCAGATCGTTTTGCTTCAGCCGCTCGTACGTCGTGCTGTTCGTGCTGCCGCGCATGACTGATGGGCGGTTGATCAGTTCTGCAGCATTGCCCGCCGCCTGGACGTTCCCTGCCATCGGGGCCGTCATGGGTGTAGCATTCAGCGCTGGCGCCATCTTGTTGGCGGTCGAGGCCAGGGTAGCCACGTTCGTCTGCGGCTCGCCGATAGCATTTAAGCCATTGCCAGCCCGGGCCTGCTTCAGAATGGCTGCCCCGAGATATTGTCGTGTGGCGTTTTCCAGTTCATCCGCGTGCTGTCCAAGGCCAGCCTGACGGGCGAAACTGGACAGACCCTGTAGCCGCTGAAGTCCCGCGCTCGTCCCGCCTGTCGTGTCGAAGAACTGTCCGAACTGTCGCTCGGCATTGCCCTGCATATTGCCCTGAACATTCGGATGCAGGATGTTGTCGAACTCGTTAAAGCCCTTCGCCTGATTATACTGGCGCGTGAAGTCGCGAGCGGCCTGGTAAGCGTTCCACACATCTGGACTGGCAGGCACTTCGGGCTTAACCGTGATGACACGGTTTTGCACTCCTGGTGCCAGCGGCGCGTTTGGGTCATATTGGAACTTCGTGACGGCTGGTGTCCCGGCAATTGCTGGGTCCTGACCGATCCGATCCAGGATACTTCCGGCCATTCTGCTCGCAGCCGCAGCCGTAGCCGAATCGGGTTGTGGCCCAGAGGCTGCGTCCCGTGCCGCGCCAAGCAATCGACTACGAACGGAGTTCAGATCCTGGATAGAGGCATTGGGACCAAGTTCGTTCAGTTCGTTCAGATAGGAGCCGAGTTTGCCCTGTGGCCCTGTGACGGCATCGCGCCACGAAGCCGGGAACGATGCGACATCCTGGCTCACGCCGTTGGCGATATTCGGCGCGTTGAACGAAAGCCCCTTGAGTTTTGGATCGCCCCAGAGCGACTTCTCAACGCCTGACAGGGCGGTGTCGGTATTCTGGATCGCTTGCACACCGCGCGACGATGCCTGGTTTGCCAGCGTAACCGGCTCAATCCCAGCATCCGAACCAACCATGGCACGAGCCAGAGCGCCGACCTGATTGGGCGTGCGATTATTCGTAACAAAGTCGCCAAGATTGCCCGTCTGCATTCCGGGCTCAGAAGCGAGCATGTTTTCGAGCGCTGCCAGTCCAGGATTGCCGGTCGCCTGGGGAACGCGAAGCGTCAGACCAGGGATGGTCGTAGTCGCATTCTGGTTCTGGAAACCAGCGCCAGCCTCCCGAAGTGCCTGGCCGACAACGCCCTGGCGTCCTGCGTCTGAGAAGATACTACGGCCGCCTGTAATGAGGCTTTGTGCCATATTCGGAACAGACTGAAGCAACGGCGCTGCGATCTCTCCGGCGCCTTGCATGCCACCGCCAATCGCTGCGCTTTTCAGCGCATCGGAGCCAATGTTTTCCGTCTGGCCCGAGCCGATATCATGGCCCGCAGCATTCAAACCGCCGAGTGCTGTTGCCGCCATCGTGCGTGTGGCTGGACCGCTCAGCATCGCGCGCGCCAGGGGCGCCAGATAGGGAATCTCCGGTACAGCAGCTCGCGCAGCTTCTGCCATAGGGCCAGCCGCTCCGAAGGTTGCAACGGTCGGTATAAGGCCACCGACGCCTTCGCCAATGGCGGACAGTAACGGCTGATCTTTGGAAGTCTGCGCCGTGTAGTCTCTGGCCTTTTGTAAACCTTCCTTGAGAGGCGTCCCGAAAAGCCGCTGAACACCAGCCGAGGCGAACGGGAACAACCCGAGCGTTGCGCCTTCGCCGATCTTTTCCAGGCCGCGCAGGTTCATCTGGTTCTGCATGGCCTGATCTTCAGGCGTTGCCCAGATCGGCATGCCGGACATATCGACGCCGATCGTATCGTGTCGCTGCGGTGCTCCCGCGGCTGGCGCTGCCAGCGCAGGAGCGGGCGCAAAACCCGATGCCGCAAATGGATCGATCTGCTGCGGCGCCGGCATCTGTGGTGCGCCCTGCACAGGTGCGAAGCCAGAGGTGGAGAAGGGATCGAAATCAGCCACCACCGCCTCCTGGCATCGGTTGCTGTGGTCTCTGGAACTGGTTTCTCACACCGTTTGCATCGAGCGCAGTCGCGTCGGGATAGACGCGGGCTGCAAGCCGTAACGCCTCGGCCTGCTGATATGGCGTCAGTCCGTGTGACCACTCACTGAACGGTCGACCGCCAGAAGCCAGGGCAGCGCTGACATAAACCCGCGGATCGGGTTGCTGATAACCCCCCATCCCGCCGTACGGCTTGTTGGCAGCCACGTTGGCGACCTGATTTTGGAAGTAACCTTGCCGCCCGTTGATCTCGTCCTCGCCGTAAACCTGATCCATGTCGAGCATGCGGGTCATGGAATCGGCAGTGCCCGGTTGGCTCGCCATGTTCGGAAAGTTCTTCTGATACGCCTGAAGAACGCTTCCGGGCTCGCGAGCGCCCATAAGCCGCAACGCGTGCGTCTGGATCTCGAACAGTTTCTTCTGCAGCAATTCGCCAGACACCGGATTGGTGCCGATGATGCTTTTCAGGTCATTGTCCGGAATGCCGAGCATCGCCCCGAACCGTGACAGCGTGAGGCGAGCATCAGCGCCTGGTCCCGTCGTGACATTCGGAAGTTCGGCACGAATGGCAGCCGTGGCGCCGAGAGCCGAATGTCCCTTCATCACGGCAGCCTGTTCCGCAGAAATTTCGTCCGAATCCTTTTTGGCCTGATTGGTGACAATTTCCTGTGCTGCCTGGGGGCCACGTGCGCTTGGCGTCAGCGGCGTCACTTCCGGCATCGGCGGCGTTACTTGCGGCGACATCGCTGCACCACCTTGCGGGATGCGTGGGCCAGCCAGGGGTGGCCCCGCAGGCAAGCCATCGGGACCTCTTGGCACTGGCGGGCCGCCCGGCTGAAGCGGCACATTATTGCCTTGCGGTGCGACCGTTGGCGCAGCGGGATTGGGTGTCAGCGGCGCAAATCCACCTGCCTGAGGTGGTGGTGCGGCAGGCGGCGTGATTGGCGTCGGAGAACCTGGCGCCCCCCCGGGAACTGCAAGGCCAGGAAGTGGTGGCCGTTCGGCATAACGAATGAGACCGCCAGTCGCGGGATCGGTACCGACCTTGTAATTCTGATAATTCTCATGGGCGGCGTCTAAAAGAATGCGCTCTTGTGGCGTCAGCGTTGCCGGGTCTTTGGAACCAAGGATCGAAAGCGTCAGGTTTGTCGCAAGATCGGGACGCGCAAAGACAGGCGGATGCGTGCCCGTAACATCAACAGCGCCTGTTGGGGTCTGCTGGTAATTCGGCAGCGGCGATGCTGCCGACTCCTGTTTGTTGGTGTTCGTTTCGATCTGAATCCCGCCAGGACCCGTAACGTAATTCGGTCGAGCGGTTGCTGCCGATGTCTGTTGATGTGTAACGGTGTTCGTTTGAATGCCGTTTGCACCGACAGAATACATCGGGTTCTGCATACGTATTTTCGCGTATTCCAGCGCGGCCATCGCTGCCCGCTGCGCCTGCTGGTTATACATCATGTTCGGATTGGTCAGGACTGCCGTCGCGCGACGTGCAATCTCGAATGGATTGATATCGTTCTGAGCAGCCGGAGCGCCGGAATTTTGAGGCGCAGGTGGTCCATTACCTGAGAACTTTGTATAATAGTCCATCAACGAGGTATGATTTGGGTCCTGGGGATTGGCTTGACCACCAGAAGCCACGAAATCCCGCATCCCCTGGACACCACCGAGATGCGCGACTGCCCGCAATCCGTTCTGATCAAACGCACCTGCACCAGGCGTGTTGGCGATAGCCTTGTCAGTGTTCTGAAGATCGACGCCAAGCGCTGCGTTCTGCGCCGTGGGATTTGCCAGGAAGTCCTGCTGCGTCTTCACGTTCGGAAAGCCAGGGATATTGAACGTGCCTTTCCATTCGTTCGCCTTCAGGTTCTCCCCAGGTGCAGGCTGGTATAATCCATTATCGGCCAATCGCCCGGCACCGAACTGATACAAGCCAGAGTAGCCAAGCCCATGCTGTTCCATGGCTGCCGGATTGCCGCCACTCTCCGAACTCGCCAGCTGCGTTGCGAACGTGCTGATCGGTGCGTTGCCCGGTGATGGTGTGCTGAACGACACAGGTGTTGGTGCTGGTGGCGTATTCGGACTGGTCGGTGCGCTTGCGCCCATTGGGTCGCCGCCGCCCATGATCCAACTCGATGCCTGCCCCGCCTGCTGAGCGCGCTGGTTCAGAATGTCCTGAATGCCGCTGTTGGCGCGGTTGAACAGAATATTTCCAACAATCGCCTGCCCAAGCCGCCCCAGAGCGCCAGCGGGTCCCGTGGGAGCGTCGGACACGCTGTTCTGCATCAGCGATTGCGCCAGTTGCAACCGAGGGATTGAGGCCATGACCGCTGGGTCCTGAGGTACTCCCATGCCTCCCCCTCCGTTGGCCATGAGCATTTGCATCAAGAGCGGAGACGTTGCCATTATCCGAACGCCAGCAATGCGGCAGTCGATCCAAGACTCGCCAGACCGCCATACATCGAGTTCTGCTGGGCAACCTGTGCCTGGTAAGCCTGCTGCCGAGCATTGGTCGAAAGTGCCTGAGCGCCAATCGTGTCGGTCGGAGATACACCGACCTGGCTCGTTGGCGTCAACGGTTGAGAAGGTGTGGTCGGCGTCGCGCCATACATCTCAGACAACAACTGCAATGGATTTTGCTGGGCCAGTTGCTGCTGCTGGATATTCTGATTCTGGCCAGCCTGAGCCATGCCAAACAGGGTTTGCGCCGACTGAGCGCCTTGCGCGGTGGCACTGTCCTGCGCCGCCTGATAGGCCTGCGTCCGATTGTTGGCGAACTGCTTCATCGAGTTGTTGTAAGCGTCCGATCCAACTGGAATGCCTTGTCTCGAAAGCTGGTCCTGCAACTGCTGCTGCTGTTGATCCCACTGCGGATTAAGGAACCCAGCCTGTTCTCGGTAAACCGCGTTCGCCGCGTTCTGCTCAAGTTGTTGCGGCGATGCATTCAAAATCGCAGAATCGGCTGTATTGAAATTCAGCGGCGTCGTGGTCGAACTTTGCGCCTGTTGTCCGAGAGTCTGCGCTGCCGGAATAAGCGACGAAGCGACACCCTGTTCACCGCTGAGGATTTGCTGCCCCATCGGAGACAGTGAGGTCGTCTGCGAATAGGTCGGGACCTGGTTGCCGTTGGCATCAACCGTGAAATCGCCGGTCTGATTGTAAACGGTCGAGCCGTACGGCGTATACTGGTTGATATTATTCATCGCCTGCTGAGCAGCAGACGTGGCTATATTGCTCTGCGTTTGTGCCGCGGCAGTTGCAACGGGATCAGGCGGCGTAGGTGCTGACGGCTTGCCGATGACACTTTTCCTCTGCCAACCACTTTTCCGCGTCCTTGCGGAGAAGCCCGTAGGAAACTGCATCGCCCGATTCAAACAGGTCGGGATGCATTCCTTCGAGACGGAAGCCGAGGCGGCAGAGGAATGCCCTGGTGGGCTGGTTCGTAGCCTCGGTAATTGCAGTCAGCCGCTTACAGCCAAGCTGGAGAAACGGATACCGCAATATGCCCCTCACGGTCTGAGGGGTAGCCCACCGCCGATCGACGGTGACAAAACTGATCTCTATGTTAGGGTATCTATATTGGTGAAATACCGCGCCTGCAACCAGTTTCCCGCGGGCGACCACACCGATTGACTCGCATGGCCCCCAGTCGCGGACCCCAAGCTGCTTGCCGGCCCAGGCGGCGATGCGAGGATCACCGGTTATGAGCATCTATCTTCCTGAAGGCCATTGTTCATAAGAAGCACGAAGCCCCATCCGAAGATTGACGATAGTCTTCCAGAATGCACCTACGACCGTATGATCTCTCTTGCACCAGTACCGAAAATAAATCAGGAAGGATGGCACCAGGCCGCGGCGCAAATAACTCATAACGCATCCCCGGTTTCCAGCCTCAGATCCGTCCGAAGCCATTGCACGATCTGTGTAGACGCCACGGTCAGACCGAATCCGACCGCCGTTCCGGTGCCTCCCCCAATCCGCCATTGTGGGTCGATCGTGATCTCGGACGACCAGGGCGACGTGTCCCATGGCGACGTGTTCCACGGCGATCCTACGGCATCCGTCACAATCGGGATCGAGATGTTCAACGGGCTGTAGTCAAAACCAATGGCGAATTCGTAGGAGATCGAGCCGACCGATTGCACCACTGGCCGCGCCGCTGAGACCCGCTTCCGCTGGGCGCTGCCCAGCTTGTTCCACGCCTGCTGCGATACCGCCTCGATCGGTGCAGTACCATCCAACGAGCCGACATCTGCCTGCCAGACCGTCCCGTTGGCCGATCCGAAATAGAGCAGATTGTTGAACAGTGCGAAGCAGACCGCGTTTAATCCGACATACCGGCACCATGGTTGGCCAGACAGTCCGGTGTTGCAAACATGCTGGTCGAACGTGCCGTCCGTGTTCGGGATATTGAAGATCAGCGACCGCCCCCGCGGGTAGTACAGCGCCTGCCAGCCAAACCCTGAGGCGTTGGCCTGGACCGCCAGTTGAACCGCCTTCGAGACCTTCGACCGCGGCGCCATCTCACCAAGCCGCAATGCGGTGAACATCTGCTGCAGCGTGACGTGATCGTCGTACGTCGTAATGAACGAATCGCCGCCGTAGTCTGTCACAGCCCGCACGCTGACGGGTGGCGATATCCGGTATTCACCGATCAACGACCAGGCCGAGGCGAGCGCTGGATCGTTGCCGCTGAACAGCAGCGCATCCCCTGTCGACATCATGAAGACGGCATAATCCAGCACGCCGTTGCCACCATCGTAGGACGAGGTCGTCATCGCCACGATATAACCACCACGCGGACAAAACGCGCCAAGATCGTAGAACGCCAGCGCGCCACTGATCGAGTTCAACTGGGCGTACCAGAAGCCCGATGACTTCTTCTGCCAGAAGAACAGGCGCTGCTGATACTGCCAGATCCCATACAGCGTCGATGTGCTAACG